GCCTGAAAATGGCGTGGTGGGGCCGGAAGACGGCAAGAAAGCGGAAGCGCAGAGGTTCCACCAACTCAAATGCGCCAAGATCACCGCAGAAATGCTGACAATCCGCCATGCAGGTGAGCGCAAGGCCTACAACATCAGCGATGACGACGCGCCGAAACAGCCTGGTGTGACCATTGTTGCGGAGATGTCCGACGCCGAATTGGCACGTATTGCCCGAGGCGGAGCATGACGACCCAGGCGGAGGCTGCGGCCGAGTTGCTGGCTAGGCGCATGGCGCGCACTGACCTTGGCGAATACCTGAGTTACGTCAATCCAGCATACAAGCACAGCGCGTTCAGCCGCAGCGTGTGCGCCTCGCTAGAGCGGTTCATTGCCCAAGTGCAAGCGGGTGAACGGCCGGTCCTGATCCTGCAAGCCCCACCTCAGCACGGCAAGTCCGAGATCGTATCTCGTAAGTTGCCTGCGTACCTGTTCGGACGATTCCCGAATATGCGCTTGGCTGGATCCAGCTACAGTGACGAACTAGCGAACAGCATGGCCCAGGACGTACGGCGCACCATTGCCGGTGACGCGCACCTTCGCCTGTTCCCAGCCCCCGCCAAACGTGACCGGTTCGCCCTGAGCCGTGCGGGGGAGTTCACTAACCCAAACGGCACGGGCAGTTACCTGGGCGTCGGCATTGGTGCGGGCCTGACGGGCCGACCGTATGATATTGGCATCATTGACGACCCAGTCAAAAATGCCAAAGAGGCGTTATCCTCCACCAGCAAAGAGACAAACTGGAACTGGTATCAAACCGTCTTCAAGACCCGGGCCTCTGAATGCTCCGGCCAGATCGTCATGGCGACTAGCTGGGCCGAGGACGATCTGGCCGGTCGCATCATCAGCGATATGGCGGGTGACCCGCGCCTGACAGTCCTCCGGTTCCCGGCGATCAATGCCGAAGGGGAAGCCGGTTACGACCCAGACTTGCCACTCGGCCCGCTGGTGCCGCAGTTGCATAGCTTGGCACAACTGCTCGAGATCCAGCGCGGCATGTCAGAATACTGGTGGGCCGCGATGTACCAGCAGTCACCTCGGGCAGCGGGCGGCAACGTGTTCAAAGCGGACGGCGTGCGCTACTATTTGCCGAAGGATCTGCCTGAGAAATTTGACAAAGTGGTAGCCAGTTGGGACGCAACTTTTAAGGACACTGATGGATCCGACTTTGTTGTTGGACAAGTCTGGGGGCGTAAGGGGCCGAGTGCCTATTTGCTGGGACAAAAGCGCGAGCGCATGAGCTTCACCAAAACCGTGACCGCTGTTGTTGAGATGCGAGAACAGTTCCCGATGATCCGGGCGACGCTGATCGAAGACAAAGCGAATGGCCCCGCTGTGATCGACACACTTAAGCCCAAAGTTCCCGGCCTGATCCCCATTGAACCTGATGGGTCGAAGCTGGCCAGGGCGCACGCCATGACCTATCTCTGGGAAGCTGGGAACCTATATTTACCGCACCCGGACATTGCGCCCTGGGTCAAGGATCTGGTGAGCGAATTGCTGTCATTTCCTGCTGCGGCACACGATGATCAGGTCGATGCCTTGACGCAAGGGACGCGCTATCTGTTCCCATTGCACAACAAGTTGAAAATCACCAGAGCTGCGCTCGAACGCGCAAGCGGGTATACTAGGCGCTAAATTACCAGGATTGCGACATATGGCAGAAAAGCGAAATGGCGGCGCGCGGCGCGCACTTAACCGCATGGCAATGGACGCTCCCTTGCCCCCGCCTCGTTTTGCACCCCCAGAATTGCCGCTGGGGGTGGTGCCAGAGGGGCGTGTCTCGGGCGTTGCGATGGACTACTCACCGCTGGCGTACGACTACCTGGGCAGCATGACCACGGGTTTCGCTCCGTTCCCAGGCTATCCGCATCTCGCGAATCTGACTACTCGGGGAGAGTATCGGCAGCTAGCCAGCACGATGGCAACTGAGCTAACGCGGGAATGGATCGCGCTGTCTAGCACTGACGACGAAGCGGACGACAAAACCAATCCGCGCATTGCCGAGCTGACGAAAGCGATCGAGCGGTTCAAACTCAAGGGACTGTTTCAGTTAGCCGCAACACACGATTGCTTCTTCGGGCGCGGGCAGATATTCATCAACCTCAGCGGGCAGGACCGCAAAGTGCCGCTGGTGTTGTCCCCGGCCACTATCCCGGTCGGCTCCCTCAAGTCGTTTACCACGGTTGAGGCCATGTGGACAACACCGAGCGCGTATAATGCCCTTGACCCGGCCGCGCCGGACTTCTACCGACCGACTAATTGGTTCATGCTCGGTCAAGAGGTCCACGCGTCCCGGCTGCTGACGATCATCACACGCCCCCTGCCGGACATGCTCAAGCCCGCGTACAATTTCTCCGGCATGTCGCTGAGCCAGATTGCCGAGCCGTACGTTGAAAACTGGCTGCGCACCCGCCAAGCCGTGTCTGATCTGATCAACAATTTCTCGACTAGCGTCCTCGCCACCAGCATGGACCAGGTGCTACAGGGTAACGACGATGGGCAAGACGTTTTTGCTCGGGCCGATCTGTTCACGGCCACCCGTAGCAACAAGGGGCTGATGCTACTGGACAAAGACCGCGAGGAGTTGATACAGGTCAACACGCCGCTTGGTGGCTTGCATGAGCTGCAAGCCCAGGCGCAGGAACATATGTGCAGCATCAGCCGCACCCCCGCTATCATCCTGACCGGCATTAGCCCGTCTGGGCTGAACGCATCGAGTGATGGCGAGATCAGGGTGTTCTACGATTGGATCAGCGCGATCCAGGAAGCGTACTATCTCGAACCTCTGACCACTTGCATCAAGGTCATTATGCTGCATTTGTGGGGCGAGATTGACGATAGCATTTGCATCAAATTCCGACCGCTGTGGCAAATGACGCCACAGGAGGAATCCGCGATCCGGCTTAGCGATGCCCAGGCGGATGCGATCTATCTGGATCGCTCGGTAGTGGATCAAGAAGAAGTGCGCGAGAAGCTGGCCCGCGATCCAGCGTCGGGCTGGGATGGGCTGGATACCAGCGTGGTGGTGATGCCTGACGCAGAACCGGAGCCGGACGATGGTGAGGATAGGCCGGCAGAATCGCAAGCCGAATTGGCGACATCAGCACCGACTCTAAATGGCGCGCAAGTTAGTTCCATGATTGAAGTATCACAAGCCGTCGCGGTCGGAACACTCGCACATGAGGCGGGGTTGGCAATCTTGCAACAAGCATTCGGCTTAACGCCCGAAGCGGCAGCCACACTTTTGACCACCCCGCCCCAAGCATCGGAACTTGTTCCGGACAAAGTGAATGCGAAAGTATAAAACCTGTCGCGCCGTCAAGCCTAACTCTGGGGTTGAGGCGCGTTACCGTAAACAGCTTGACGCGCTGATCAAGGAAATGGGCGCGTCGGTTGCGGAGGGAGTGCGGGAGCAATACCGCAAGGACGGCCCGGAAATGGCGCAAGATGCGTCGCCGTCCAAACTGATGCAGCAGATGCTCAAGAACCTGGGGAAACGATGGATCAAGCGATTCGATGATATGTCCGCTAAGATTGCTGATGGGTTCGCTAATGGTACATTCAAGGCGCACGACTCGGCGTTCAAGGCTGCGCTTGCAGATGCGGGATGGACCGTGCAATTCGAGATGACACCGGTAACCCGAGACATTCTCAATGCGTCGATCAGTGAGAATGTCGCACTGATCAAGTCTATCCCTCAGCAGTACCTGGGCCGCGTGGAAGGCATCGTGATGCGGTCGTTTGTGCAAGGGCGCGACCTCTCGACCATGAGCACGGACCTGCAAAAGGAGTTCGGCGTAACGAAGCGCCGCGCCGCGCTCATTGCCCGCGACCAGTCCAACAAGCTGACCGCTGCGGCGACCCGCGCCAGGCGCATGGAGCTAGGCATCACGGAAGCAGAGTGGCTGCACTCGCATGCTGGCAAGGAGCCGCGCCCGGACCATGTAGCCGCTGACGGCAAGCGGTTCAACATAGACACGGGGTGTCTGATCAGTGGTGAGTATCTACAACCTGGACAGCTCATAAACTGTAGATGTTCTAGCCGTAGTATACTTCCTATTTGACATAAGGAGCGAGTGATGCAAATGGCTCAGATATTCGGGTTGATTGGACTGATGGTGCTGGCTTGCTCATTCTGGCGCATTTATGAGAATGGCGAGAAAGGGCCGATCCGGGCTATTTGTCTCGGCATCTACGAGGGCGTCACCTTGGCGATTGGCGGTTGTGTCTTTGGCATCGTGATATTCCTGGCTGGTGCGGTGCTTAAGGTGGCGCTGCAACACTGAGCAGCCCTCGCACACGTCTACCCGCCGAAGCGGGTTTATTTTTGCCTATTGCGTCAAAGTGTGTTACGCTGGAATCTCCATACCCAAGGAGACACACAAATGGGCATTCCCCAGTACATCATCATTTCCGAGATTAGCGGAACGATCCGGGCCTTGACGGCGATCAGCCCTTCGGTTTGGTCAAACTCCCCGGACATTCCCGCGTATGTTTTTGACTCATTCACCGAGGCCGCATGCGAGGCATATCGCAGCAATGGGCAGATTGTGAGAGTCGCCTAATGTTGACAATTGAACTGCCCGTCGGCGCACTGGACGCGGCCCGACTATTTGCCCAGAAGCCTGCCGCCATCCTGTTTGATGCGAAGGCATGTTGCATCGTTGCAACGGATCGTTTGCAGTGTTTCATCATGCCGGTCGAGGCTGGCGGTGATCTGGAATCGGTGCTGCTACCCTGCGACGTTGCTGGGGATTCGCTGAGCGTCGAGGGGGGGTTTGTTTTCAGCGAGACCGGAGCAATGGCCGAATGTGGCAACGTGGATGACTTCCCCGACTGGCGCAAGCTGTATGATCGGATCGAACCAGACGGCAGTGTGGCGTGTCACGATTTGAGTCTATTTGGTCGTCTGCTGGATGCCCACGTGCTTTTGGGCGGAGAGCGCGGGCAGATCATTCCAATGCATACTGGGTCGGTGGTAACGATCTGTGAGATTGGAAATGGCGCGGCGCAAGTGCTTTGGGCGCCACTCAAGCCGACCCCGGTGAAGAAATATGACTTCGCTTAAGAAGGTCATTGCTGTAACGCTCGGCGCGGTACTTGCTCAGATGTGCATAATAGACCTCTGGGCTGCGGTCCTGATTGTGGTCTCACAACTTGCATTGCTTTGTTTATGGGTTGGCTTTGATTGACAGCCCCGCTAGTACCGGATACACTGCAAGATAGCCACTTGCCGTATCTGTCCCGATAGCCCATAATGCGCGCATGAGCCAGATGCTTATTGCGTTCGATCGTAGTTCTGCCCGACACCTCGATTCTGTCGGGCGTTTGCACGTCAGCCGCTCCCATATTTCCAAAGCGACGGTTAACCCCTATTACGGTGAAGAAATCCCCGGATGGGAAGAACTCGGACTAGATCCGAAAAAAGTTTATCAATTGCTGCGCGATCCGGCTGAGCTCGAAGCCGCTGCAGCAACGTTTAACAATCTCCCTATTCTATCGAAACACGTCCCCGTCAGCGCCAAGTCGATTCCTACAGAATTGATCATCGGCAGCATCGGCAGTGACGTGACCTTCACGCTTCCCTATCTTGATGCATCGCTGTGTTTCTGGACTGCAGAAGCTATTGCGGCGATTGAAACCGAGACAATGGAAGAACTGTCTTGCGCATACAAGTATGTCCCGAGGATGGAACCCGGCGAATTTGAAGGTGTGCGGTATGACGGTCGCATGACCCAGATTGAAGGTAATCACCTGGCGTTAGTTGAGGTTGGCCGCGCCGGGCCAGACGTGGTAGTGGCCGACCATAACCCTTTTGCAAAGGAAACCCCTGCAATGAAGCAAACCAAATTGGGCCGAGCCCTTTTGGCAGCTATCGCGGCAGCCTCCCCCAAGATTGCGCAAGACGCTGCGCTGTCGCAACTGGTAGGGGCAGCAACGAAGAAGCTGAACAAAAAGGTAACCGTCGAATCCATCATGGCGATGGATGCCGAACTGGATGCTGAACAGCTGGACAACATCATTGATGCGATCCTGGGTGTTGAGCAAGAACCGCAACCAATCGAACCGCAAGGCGTCGTCGATCCGAAAGCCGAAGATGCTGATCCGCTGGCCGAATTCCTGAAGTCTAAGGGCCTGAGCGAAGAAGATATCGCACACGCTTGCAGTCTGGGAAAACCCGCGACTGACGAAGATGCGCTGTCTACTTCTGAGCCTGGCGCTCCGGAATCCCCAGACAAGCCGGTGCCGAACCTGGAAGCCGCTATGGACTCTATGCGCAAGGAATTCAAGGCGCTGGAAGTTGCAAAGCACGCCGTACGTGGCACCGTTGGCGACGTGATCGGCATGGACTCTGCCGCCGCCGTGTATCGTTTTGCACTGGATCAAATGGGCATCGCCCACGATTCTATGCCCGCTGCGGGTCTGGCCCAACTGTATAAAGTCGCTTCGGAGCAATCCGCACCGGCAGCCGCTCCGCGCATTGCGTCGGACGCAGCAACCGTTAAACAATTCCCGGGCTTGGCTCGTTTCAAGGGGTACTAAATCATGGGTTTTCAGACTACCGTGAATCTGCAACAGGCGCCGGCGGTTGAAGGCGACTTTGCATCAACCAATCCGCGAGCCTCGGTCATCTCGCCGGAGTCCGGCTTTGTCGCCGGTGCTGCCGGCGTTACTGTTGGACAATTCGCTTGGGTGCAAGCTGACGGCGTGACCGTGCTGAATACCGGCACTGGCGTTCCGAATGGCTACGTACACCGCGAACAGCAAGCCCTGATCACCACGTATTTGGCCGAGGGCGGCATGGTGATACCGGCAGGCTTCATGGTCACGCTGCAGCGTACCGGCGACTACTTTGACAAAGTCACCGTGGCCGCTGCGGTCGTGGGCAACAAGGCTTTTGCCAAACTGACTGACGGCACTATGCAACCGGGTGCTGCTGGCGCGACCATTAGCGGATTTGTCGAAACCGCATTTGTAATCAGTCAAGCCGCTGCAGTTGGCGAGCTGGCGGTTATCACTCAATAAAAAGGGCCGACGCAATGGAACGGATTTTTGAAGATTTGGCCCAGGACGCGGGTATTCATTTCATGGGTGTTGATCCGCGCATGATGGACCGCGCACGGGCGCAACGTATGGCGATGGATGCTCAGCCGGGGCTGATTACCTCGACTAACTCGGGTGTTCTGGCAATGCTCAGCACCGAGATTGATCCGAAACTGATCGAAGTGCTGGTTGCTCCGATGAAAGCTGCCGAGGTGACGGGCGGCGAAATCAAAAAGGGTAATTGGGTTACTGATACGATTGCTTTCCCGGTAGTTGAATCGACCGGTCAATCGACCTCGTATGGCGATTACAGCAATTCGGGCGCATCCGGCGTTAATGTGAACTGGCCGCAACGTCAATCGTACCATTATCAGGTGATGAGCCAATGGGGCGAACGCGAGTTGGAGCGTGCGGGCCTGGCTAAGCTGGACTATGCGTCTCGAATCGGCATTGCTGGTGTTCTGACTCTAAACAAGTTCCAAAACAAGACCTACTTTTTCGGTGTGTCTGGCCTGCAAAACTATGGTTTGCTGAATGACCCGAGTCTCCCTGCTGCGCTCAGCCCCAGCACCAAAGCGGCGAGCGGCGTGACCTGGGTGACCTCGGGCGGCGTACCAAACGCTACTGCGCTGGAAGTGCTTAAAGATATCCAGAAAATGTACATCGACCTGCAAAGCCGCGCTAAGGGCCAAGTACAACTGGATACCAGGATGCGTCTGGCGATGTCCCCGCGAGCCGAAGTGGCGATGACATTCACCAACGACTACAACGTCAACGTTGCGGATCTGTTGAAGAAGAACTACCCGAACCTGACCCTGCAAACCGCGCCGGAGTATTCCACCACTTCGGGCGAACTGGTCCAGCTGTTTGCCGAAGAGCTGGAGGGTCAGCGGACCGTCGATTGTGCGTTCACTGAAAAGCTGCGCGCGCATCCGATTGTCGTAGCGGAGTCCAGCTTTAAACAGAAAAAGTCGGCGGGAACTTGGGGCACCGTGATCTACCGCCCTGCCTTTTTCTCGCAATTGCTTGGCGTGTAATGCCCGGGCGGGGTGGCAACACCCCGCCATTGCCCTAATTTCAAGGAGTTACCCACATGGCTAATACTGTTCTGATCGGCTGCCGTTTGCCGCATGGCATCGTGCTGGAGATCGAAAATGCAGTGTCCAAAGAAGTTACCAGCGTCGCGTTGAAGGGGCAGAATCAGTCCGCCGCTTTTGAGTACACTGACATCATCGTCCTGCAGCGCGACCATTTTGGTATCACGGAAGTGGATGCCGGATTCTGGGAAAAATGGATCGCGGCAAACGCGGATTT